CAACAATCTGATTTTCGCCAAAAGCAACTAAGTACTCTCGAATTTTCCCCCATTCGGTAGATTGACAAACTGTGCCAGGTCCAGCTTCAAAAATGAATTTGTTTTTCTGAACCAACCGAATAAAAGATAACAACTTCTTTCTAGTCACAATAGCAAAATCTGCAGGTGACCCAGAAAAGACACGTGTTTTCTTCATATCAATTTTCTTCTGAGGAGTAGCTGTATCTTTCAAAGCACCAGTAAAAACTGGGCATGCTCGTTGGTTGGTAGCATGCTTAGCTTCAATAGAAGCAACTCGCTGCCAAAATTCATCATCAAATGTAACCCCATTAGGGTACTTCTCTGTTGGGTCCTCAATTAGAAAACCTTTCTTTGAAGAGTTCCAGGGAAATCCCATAGAACTTTTACGATTGATAGCATCGATGAATTTAACACCTGGTAATCCGTTTACAGCAGCCGTATTAGTGAGAAAGACAAGTTGTTTTTCCCAATCTTTAGGCAATGCTGTCACGATATCAGTATAAAAAGCATTAGTAATTTCACGCAATATAGCGGAATCCAACCCACAATTGGGGTGGACCATTTTCTCCAAATTCTTCTTCCATGGTTCCCAGCCCTTCATAACTGGTTTACCATGATCAGAAACATAGTTAAAATGTTCGCAAATCACTGCTTTCATAGGTGTGTCGCACACTTTGCTGACATAGCGTGGTCTGAATCCTTCAAAGGTACCATAAACATTCGCTGTCCCCTGTTCTAGATAGCGAACTGTAGATCGTGTATTAAGCGGTCCTAAAGTTCGATTAATTCCATTAGCCCCCATATCTGGCATAACACCACCTTGAGTGGTCACCGGATACAGTTCTAGATCATTGGACTCAATGATCATATCTTCAATGGTCTGCTTGTTGACTTGCATTACACCGGTCAAACGATCGCGGCCAAGAAGATGGATACCAACAATGACAGGTCCACTAGGGGTATTAGCCACAGCCAATGAACCACAATCTCCATTTCTAGTTTCTGGCACACTATTTGGTAGCGTACCCATATATACATCGACATCAATATGTAATGATGGAACATTCATCTTAGGCCAAGGGTAAACACCATGAACAGTACGAAGTGTCAATTCACCAGTGGTACGACGAGTAATTTCACTCATACTACCAAAAGTCAATGTCTTCAATGCCCAAAAGCGCAAAATGTCCTGGGTTGGCGGACAATATAAAACATTAAGTAAACATAAATCATGATCTTTACGAAAAAT